GTTTGATGTATCTTTCCGAATACTCCTCTATGGTTAGGGTTAAATCAACAGTGGTGAAATCCCAACTAACATGAGCCTGGGTTGCCACTTGAAGCGTGATAGACGGCTCGGTTACGCCCGATTGAGTTCTCGTTCGGGCTTTGGTCACTTTGAACTTGACCGGCTTTCTGATAGTAATAGTACCGCCCACCTTTTTAAACTCTTTTTTGTACTTCCGGTGAACGTGAGCTCCCATTACCATGTTGTTTTCGAGCATCATCAACGCCTCTTTTGCGATAATCGTTGGATTTAAAAGTGTTACAGTCATTAGTAATTATCCTTTCTATGTGCCCCCTCCGTCCTCTCGCCATTTTCTGTACTCGGCATGACTCATTTTCTCTGGGTCTTTTTTAGACGACGTCGATGAGCTCACGGCGCTAATGGGCTCAGGGGCTTTTGATATGGTTTTTTTTGGATTTTTAAGCGGGGTTTCCGTGGGTTTTGACTCCGGATCCTCGGTAAACCTCGCAACAATTTTGCCTATTTCAACCGCCATGCTAATAGGTTCCATACGGGCAATTTTGGCAACTACCTTTGGGTGCTTTCCGAGATAATATACAAGCTCGGGTACTTCCTCAATGTCCTGCATGGCTGCTACCATAGCGTTTGTAATTCCAAGCGTCGGAGTCAAAGCCACGTCCTCAAAGTCCTCGTATAAATCAAATCCCTTGTCCATCCGGGACTTGAAATCGAGGGCCTTTTTCCTCGAGGATTCCTGTTTAGCTTCCACGACTTCCTTTGCCTTGAACTCGTAATGTTTCACGTCGGCCGACCATCCGGCCAGCGCGATCGTGTAGTCGTCAAGGTTGTCGAAGTCCGCTTCTTTCGGCTTTTCTCCCGCTTGTTTGAGAGCGATCTTATTAACATGATCGTCGATCAACTTAGCTCTGTCCGCAGCCGCTTTTTTATCTTCCTCGGTTGCCGGAGCTTCCGAGGGTTCAGGTTCGGCCGCGCCTTCCTTTAACTTTTCGAGTTCTGCCTCTGCGACGTCAGCTCGTTCGTCGGAGGATTTCTTATCGTAAGTCAATTTGTCAATACGCTTCTGGACCCGTTTGCTGTACTTTTCTTCTTTTCCAGGCTCAGGCTCGATCTCCTTCTTGACTTCCTTCTTTTCGTCCGCCGGCTTGTCCTTTTCTTTATCGGGCTTCTTGGTTTCAGGCTCCTTCTTGTCCGCTTCTGGTTCCTTGCTGTCCGGGGCAATAAATTCCTCCGCTGGTGGCTTAATCTCGCTGTCCACCATAGGATCAAAAGCGTCCTCAACCTCGATGTCCGCGTACTTGTCTTTGGGTTCAGCCTCTTTTACAGGCTCTTGGGCGATTTTTTCTTCTATCACTGATTTTGCTAATTCTTCTGCCATTTTTCCGCTCCTTTCATGCGTGTTTGAAATAGTTTACATCATCCAGCCAATCTTGTGTAGGTCGTCCTAACATATCGGCCGTATTTCCACTCATAGATCTAATAAAGTCGGCGATCGGGCGCGCCGCTAACTCTACCCACTTCCAGAGATGACCCTCGTGGCGGTTTATCAAGCGGTAATGCCTCGGATCGTCCTTGTTGGCTATGTGCTTATCATACCAATGCCCGGTATTCGTAAGCGGCGAACCTATTAGAACAATTCGCAAGTAATCCATAGCCAGGGCAACCTTAACCGCGAAAAATGTTGTCGTTCCGCTCCATCCTCCGCCATTTCTGATCCAGCGTACATCAAAATTCTTGGACGTGGGATTGTAGGCGTGTTTTATCACCTCCTTTGGTAATTCCTTTGCAACCTTCTGCATATCTTTCATGTGCGAATCACCGGCCGCAAAGTGCTGAAAGCTGCATGGAAAAACCGTTGCAACCTCGTTTACGCACAAGATGTCGTGAGGTATCGTAAAATCGTTCCAGAACGCTTCCAGGTCGTCCCACACACAAGGCGCATCAGCCACTATGGCTAAGACATCGTTATGCCTAAAATCGTTCTTTAAGACAGGACCGCGCTCGTAAACGTCGTCCCCAGTTAATATTTTCGTTGGTATCAGATTTTCTTCAACCATATTCATCAAGCCTTCCTTCTAATAATGCCGCTTTGAATTGTTCTATATGCCAAAGCATTTCCATCTGCTCTTGACCGCCCCCGTTCCAATATTCATAACTCGGAGAATCTTCATTCTCGGAATGTAATATTATGACCACAGAACAGGCTTTAAATTTACTGTTCAGTGCATTTTCAAGAGCTTCTTTCACGGTTAATTGTATAGTTCCGCTCTTGTCTCTTAATTTTACGATTTCAACCATTCCTTTGTAGGTTCTCCAAATAGTTTTTTAGTCCAACCGCTCATTGATTTGATCGGCGGTTTAGTTTCTTCAAGTCTTTCCCAACGCTCATAAGCCTCATTGGTCCACTCCGGTCCAGAGTAGTACGGAGCATACCAATGCCCGCTACGATTCATAGGGCAGCCAGCAAGCACGATCCGCTTATATCCCATACCCAGGCAAGCCTCAGTCGCAAACAGGGCCGAATTGCCTCTCCAATCTTCCGCCGGGATATCTACGGGCTCCCAAAAAATGTCAAATCCAGCTATTTCCGGGAGTAAGGTATGACGCAAAAGATATCGGTGTTGTAACCTGAGCTGAACAGCCTGGTATATCGCTTCCTCACCGTCGGCGGTTCCCCAATGCCTACAATTACCATAAAAGTTAATGGATCTGTTAACCGCAAAAACGTCATGCCGGATACCCTCACTTTTAGGACCACAGCAAATACCTAAAAAATGGTGCATATCCTGGGGTAAGCGCTGTCCATCGCCCATTATAAGCACGGTTGAGCTGAGCTTGCCTGGTATTTTATTCTTTGTTTTTAGCATTAGGTGGTAACCGATCCTTTATTGCTCTAAGTTCCGGGAAAATAACATTTTTCAGATCGTCTATTTGCTCAGTAATTAGTAGCTTCAAGCTCAACCGCTGTATTTCTTCGAGCTTTTCATGGTATTTTACCGGGAGATATTTATCCTCGATCTTATCAACTTTTTTTATCATCTCTGCCCGTTGTGCTCGTATGCCCCAAAACACTAAGCCAAGAGCTGCCGTACTAACAGCGGTCGGAACCAATTGCTCTAACATAATTTACCCTGCTTTCCCGGGCGGATAATGCTCGATCGCCCCTTTCATTTTCCTTTTTTGTGGTATAGCATGAACCTTTCTCATACCAGCCCACCGCTTGACGTGGCCTTTCATGATCGCCGGATCCCTGCGCCGGGACATTACGAGCTCTTGATCTTCGGCGAGCCCGGTTAAGTAATCGGCGAAGTCGAGCACATTAGCCATGATCAGACCGTCCATTGTTTTCTTTGCCATTTTAACGCTCCTTATTTAAATTATTGTTTTAAAATGGGCCCGAGATAGATATACCAAGAATTTTTAATACTTTACTTAATATCATCATCCCCTCATCTATAGTTATATGTTTATCCTTAGCTGCCTTTTTAATCTCGGTTACTAAAATGTAACCAATTTTAATCGCCATGAATATTTTAAAGTGCATATTAAAACCCACCTCCTTCCATACTTAATTTCTTCTGTTCTACCTGGACTTGAACTTGCTTTTTCTTTAAATCCGCCTTTTCCTGTTCTAATTTCACCTGTAATATTTTAATTTCAATACCAGCCTGTATCTGCTCAGGGGCGGGGGGAGCGGCTTGACCGGGCGGAGGTTGACCCGGCTGGGCTGGGCCGCTCCCTGGGGTGGACTTGTCTTTATCTTCCTCGTCTGCTATGCCAGGCGGTAAAAGTTTCTTGAGTCTCTCGGCTATTTTGTCGGCGCCCTGCCAGTTCTGATTCTTAGCAATAAGATCGCCGATAATGGGTGCTGCGGCTGGGTAAGCTGTGATAAACGCCATCATGCTGTCGCTCGCTTCCTCTCTCTGCGTGACATACGATGGGCCTATCGTGACTATGGCGTCATATTTACCGATAGTGATATCATTGAGCGGCTTGCTTTCCTTTTCATCATAGGAATTAATGGTAATATGCTGAGTGGTTTCGTCTTCGTTCATAATCCGCACGATCCGCTCGGTGTCGTAAACATTCTGAATTAAATCAATATAGATTTTACCAGCGTGGATCTTCGATCGCGCCAGGTTATCCATATAAGCGAAATTCGCTATAGATCCCTTAGCCTGCCTCGCGAGTATCGCCTTGCCGGATTTCTCGTTCGATCTTTGGCCCCGGCTTGCCTCGTACAATCCCGTTGTATCGTCAATCTCCTGATCTGCTATAATGATCTCTTGTTGAATCGCTGAACTGGCCTGTGGCGGTGGCTGCCTCGTAGGTTTCGTGTCGGCCGCTTCTGGATCAGGATTGTAATACAGGTAAACATAGTTTTCTTTATTAGCCCTGTTCCATTGTTTTTCGTGGCCCTCAAGCTGCTTGGGTGTGGCTAAGAACGGACTTTTGGGCTGTAAGCTCGTGATCTCTACGCCGTGCGATCTTGAATAGTTATAAATCCTTTGGGGATCTTTAGCGTGTCGTACTATACCCCGGAGCACCCTTCGGCCGTTTACGTTCAGCTCTTTACCCCATACCGGAACAATCGGAATATACTTTGAAGCAAAGTCGCTCGGGCCCTCTAATACATCGTGGCTCGTGATGAGATACCTCACAACCTTATGGGTCTTTACGAGTCGCTCCTTTACGGATTCCTGGCCTTCTTCGAGCTTCTCAACTATCTTTGTGCTGCCGTCATTGTTTAACACCTGGTAAATCATTTTTTCGATCGGGACCTTTAGCCAGTATGCGGCAACTTTGATCTCGTCCTTTGTCACCCATTCTACGTCGTAATCTTCGGTGTCATTCCATCCTACAAGCGCACTATTTGGGTGTTTCTTCTCGAAGTCGTGTCGCTTTATTTTCGTCTCTACGAAAAACCAATCAGCATCTTTAAGCGTGACATCCTCGGCACTCGGATCCCAATGAACGGTCGAGGAGTTCAGGATCGGCTTGACTATTATATTTTGCTCGAAGATATCATCCTCGGCGTACTCGGTAAGTATCTGGAAAAAGCCCTCTCCGCAAGCCGCGGCGTGTTCAAAAGCGTGATCGTAGGCCACCCTTGCCATAGATACATATTCGATATTACGAATAAGCCCTGTGAAAATCTCCGCTGTTTCGGGATCCGACTCCGAATCGAAGGGAACAACCTTGATCGCCGGCCGGTTCTGCCTTTGTTCTCCTACGAGTTGATCGAGATACCCAGGGAGCTTGTTAATTTCGAGGCATGGTTGCCCAGCTATATCTCTTGGGCCACTTAATTCTTCCGGCCACTGATGTCCGCCCTCGATAAACTCAAGATCCTCGATTGAATTATTCCGGTTAGTCTCGTGAGCCTCAACCGCTGACGTGTACCGCTCCTGGGCTAATTTCAATAGATCTGCGTTTGATTTGTGGTCGGCTTTAATTTCAATCGTTCCTGGCTTTTCTGCTTTAATTTCCATAATTATTCAGTTCTTTCGTATGCTCCGCTAAGTTTATTTTTCTGTTTAAAATATGGTTCAACCCATCCCTTGCTTTCTGAAATTACCATACCCGGCAAATGCTCGGTATGAGTCTCAATCCGTAAATGAACTGAGCAACCAAATAAAATTCGTATGCGATCTATTAGGTTAAACTTTTGCTCTGTTTTCGTAATAATTTGATCTTTATATTTAATTTTTTCCATCTTATGCCATCCATCCTAATCTTTGCTCTCGATAATGCGGAGCCTTATATGGTTTTGCCGTCACTTTTGGCTGTGAACCAACTGCAAGCTGTCCTTCTCCTGCACCTAAGCACATATACTCACAAGCCTCTGCCGGATGTGAATATTGATTTTTCTCCGGTTTTTCGTGATACTTTTCTACGCCTGATACCTGTATCCGTCTATAATGAAAACCACCTTTAAGGGCGTGCCTGGTGACTTCACAAGTGGGAGATAAAAGAAACCCCGGTCTGCCATCTATTAAACGTAAAAGAGGCGCCCTGAGTGACTCTCGCCTAATCGTAGTGTCATTATTACGCCATGCCTTATCCGCCTTTATGCCCTTTGCAGCTAATATCTGAAATGGAGTCCTTTCGTCTGTTTCGGATTCATTATCTCCGGCCGGATCCCCGTATATCTGAAACTTAAATCCCTTATATTTGCCATTCATCACCGGCAAAAGCATATCTGCAAATCGAGCTGTGCCCATGTGCTCACTTATAACCTCTTCGAACACTATCCATCTGCCATCAACCAGCCTTTGCCCGAACAAAGCAGCCGGGGTTAAGCCAAAGTCAATGCCAATATAAATCACTCTATCAGGTACAGGGTATAGGATTTCTTTTGCCACATGAACAGCGTCGACAAACTCGGGGTGCACGGGTCTGCCTTCAACAATAAATCCGTACTGATTACAGTAATATATCCTGATATGGTCAAGGGTTTTACCTTCTTTCTTGAACATATAATAGTTGATCTTGCTCGGAACTTTAAGGTTTAAGAGGTTCTCCGCTTCTGGATTCGGGTAAAATTCCCCATCTCTTTCAATTAGGCCACCTGGTTGGTTGAAAAACTCCCACATTTCAGGGTTTAACTTCCCCTTCTCTTTTTCGCTCAGTCGATACCACCAATTAAAACTATCGGGTGAGTTAGTGTCCATTAGTATCCCCTGCCAGGTGGGACCGCCCTTGCCGTTCACGACCGGCGGGTATCTGCCGACAGCATCACCCAGGGCTTCAATGATACTAAATGGCACTTCCCTTGCCTCGTTGACCCATGCGCCGGTGAGTTCAAGGGAAAGTGTTTTCCTAACATCACCAGGACGGTCCAATGCCCTGAAAAGTACTTCCATCTCAAGATCTCGCCACCTGATCATGTGTCGCATCTTGTTATAGTTGAAAACTCCGAAATGATCTTCCGGGAACCATCTCAACCATGTTTTAAGCGTGGTATCTTCCAGCTCTCGATATGTGTTTCTGATAACTGCGAAGCGAGTATGTCGACGCATATCTAAGTCGGGCTCTTGTCCCTGGCCCTTTACCATCAGCTCCATTGAACAGCCCGTTGATTTACCGCTTCCTCTTGGTCCTCTGATACACCTATGAAAAGCCCTGCTCGCATGAAAGTGGCTTATCGTGGGATGTGCATTATATACGTGGCGGATCTTCATAAATAACCCATTCTGGCCACTCAAAATCAGCCTCAATTAAAGTTTCAAAAACTGGAACATTCTCAAATCGTGGTTTATATATCTTTAAAGCCTCCCCGACTTCGTTTATTATTCTCTGTGCAGGTGTTATTTCCGTCATTTCTTAGTTACCTCCTTTACTCCTGTGTTGATTATGAGCTCTAATGTATCAGGCGTTTCGACTTTGAGCTCCTTTTTCTCGGCGAATCGCTTAGGCGCCATGTTGGTAAGAGCAAATTTGATCGCCGGAGTATCAGGTGCAATAAACTTGCGGACTTTCTTGGTAACAAACATATTAGTACCGATACCTTCTCTCGTCGTTTCAGTAAATTCAAAGCCTTTTGCTCGCTTCACAAGCGCAATCGTAATCTCCCCTGTGTTCCAAATATCCTGGGCCTCGATCACTTTCTTGCGAAACTCCTCATGTTGTGCGAGCCATTTGTTAATCGTACCTTGATCAATATGAAATTTACGAGCGAGCTTAGCGTTATTTGCTCCCATCTCAACTATGAGCTCGTAAGCTTCATTAGGGTGATAGCTCTCATCGTATGTTGGCGGCCTTCCACCTTTGTCTGTCTTTTGTGTCACTGTTCTAAATCTCCAGCATCTTTTCCTTATCAATAATCCCTTTGCTAATTTTTCAGCTCAATAGCCTTCTAGAAGGCTCAGGCAGTACTGAGAGGGGTAAAAAGAGCTAAAAACCCGTGGTTGACAGTTTTCTCTAAAAAATCGTCTAACTAAGTACTCAGTACTGAGTGGTGTATTTTTTTTTATACCTTCCCCAACAAAAAAAGCCGCTCCTGGCTGGTGCACCAGAAACAGCTTTATGTTTTGTTGGGTTTTACTCTTGAGGGATCAACTCAAGACAAAAAAAGCCCGGGCCGAAGCCCGAGCTTTATAAAGAGGAGAATAAGATGGAAATCAGCTCATTTCTCAGGCTTTGAGCCCAATATATTAGCTGAATCGATTTTTATACTCTATGACAAAATGTTATGTCAAGTCTTTTTTTTCTGTATCAAATTCAAATACATCCAAAAGGTCAGCCCATGGTTTTGGTTTGCCGTTATTTTTATTATTATCATCGCCACAATCGCAACCCATTTCTATATTTAATTCATCATCTTTGGCAGGCTTATCTATTCTTCTCACGTTGAAAGGTGTAATTACAAACTTTTTTCCCTGAATAGTTATCATTTTAGAAGGGAAGCACTTTAATATAGTTTTATTTTTTTTCATCATTTTTTATTCACTCCTAACGGCCTCAACTAATACCGGAAACCCAGATGTATTAAATTTCCTTACGACAATCTCGTATTCCGGGGCGGGATGATGTTCTTTGAGCTCTGGAAACCCCTCACCTATCGCTAAGTATTGATAGGCGTCCCAATCCGGCCGATATTCGACTTTTAGAGGCACAATTTTTAAGAGCGCGAACATCTCTGCAACCTCGTCCGGCTTATTTTCCACAATCTGAGCATTGATCCTGAAAACCCCTAAATTTCTTTTGTTCATTTATTCACTTCCTTTTTTCCCATAGAGTATCTTCACGTAATTCAGCCCATATTTTTTTATTATAATATTCTTTCTGACTTACTGTTTTTTTGCTAATCTCTTTAATAAACCAAATTCCACCCAAGACCCAAACCTCACACCACCAAACCGTATCTTTTGCGTCTATCATATAATTAGAACCTGCTCGCAGGTCATTCTCTTTTAAGCGGCTGTTAAAATGTTTTTGAACCTGTTCTTTATTCATCTCACCCCCTCGGTATCCCCCAATAATGACACTCAGCGCACAACGGCACGTCGCTCCTGCGGCCCTCAAGATGGGCTTGCACCCAACTCTGCCTTTCACCCGAACACCAGATATCGTTCAGGGTGGTCAAGAAGGGATCTTTTGACGAAATATTACTGACTATCCCTAATCTATTTTTACCATGCGGATCAAACCTGACGCATGGGCTCACGTTTCCGAATCGGTCTATGCTCAGCTTGTGGAGCATTTCCTGGCATACTCCGGTTTCCGGGATCGTGACTGGCTTTTCGTAGTCGTGTGAACCGTTGGGAGAGTGAAGGACACGCCTTGCTATATTAACACCCTTAAATTCAAGGGTAAAATCATTCAGGATCATTTCTCTATTTATGCCGATATTCCCAAGCACGCGAAATATTACAATCGATGGTAATTTAGTCTGTAAAAGATACTCGTCTATGATCTCAAGCTGTTCAGCACCCTCGGGATCATCCTGGATAACCGAGATCGTGAGCGTATCAAGTAAGCTAAGCTCGTCCTTCTTTTCTACAAGCAACTTGCCATTCGTGTCTAAACCGGTGTAACAATGAGAAAAGTAACGTATCGCTGAGCCCAAGTCCGGGTATAGGAGCGGCTCGCCATTCCAATGTAGCTGAACGAATACTCCTCTTGGGATCTGCTTGGCTATTTGCAGGACCATCTCGATAGGCATATCCCCCCAATTTACGAGCTCGGGGTATTCCTTTTCGATCTTTCTCCGGCCGCACATCCAGCAACCAGGATCCTTGTTGCACCTGGACGTGAGCTCAATATTTATTCCGCTTAATCCGTTTAACATTTTATCCTCCTTGTTTCTTTTGCCTGAGCTGCTCGTCCAGAAGGTTAAGCTCGTCCTTAGCGAGCTCAGGAAGTATCTGCTCAAGGATTGAGACCCATTTAACAGCTTGTTTTAGTTGAATAACCTTGGCCTCGGCTACGAGCACCCTTTGCTTCATCTTTTCAACTTGGATGCTTGTATAAGCTAACCCAATGGTCATTATGAATATCACTAAATCTGTAAAATGGTGCTCCGCGATTTGTTAGATTTATATAATTCCGGATAAAGACTACGAAGCCAATCAATAAACTTAGTTAAATCCATATTGGCGGGAAGCCGTACACATGCCCTGTCGGTCAATTCTTCCAATATGCGCATAGTTTGTGCTCGTTGCTTCTCGAAAACAATATCCTCAAGTTTATCAAGTCTTGATTTATAAGTTTCGTTTCGTTTTTTCACAATACCCCCTTTCAATTACTCTGAAAAATAAAAGGCATCCATTTCGTCAATTATTTCTTTGATTAATATTAGTTTTTGTGAATCATTGAGTCGGGATGTTGTTGTCGCCGATTTTAGCTTTTCTACCCACTCCTTTCTTACTCTCTCTGCTTTTTCGGCATAAATTGATGATATTATGCTCATCCAAAACCTCCTTTCAGTGCAAAATCTCAAAAACAGCTCGCGCGATAAGCCAGGCTATTGCGGCCAGGAATAGAACGCTAAAAATAAAATCAATGATTTTAGATACCATAGCTTGATGATTTAAATGGGCCAGGAGCGTCTATCATTGGCAAGCAGAGCAGGATTCTAACCTGTTCGTGGAGTTGTGTCTTAACTGTTCCTACCACTCAGCACATAGCTACCTTGCCGATTCCGCCACTGGCCCAAGTTTTATAGCTCGTAATGATTCCCGTCTTTCCAATCTCCGCCCCAGATACCGCCGAGAGATACCCAAAAGGCCCCGAGCTCCTTGTGATCCTCTGTTTTTCTCAGGAATTTACCATCTTTGAACAGATTGAGATCAATAGCTAATCTTATGTAATGCTTAGATTTCGCCGAGTGCTTGCGCCCCTCTCCGTTCTTAGCCCAGGCGTCCCCTAACGTGAGCTCATACCCCTTGCTAAACGCAAATATGATGAGCTGAGCTACCATCAAAGCGAATATTGATTGCTTTTCTCTTACTGATTGTCTTTTTCTCATAATTTTATCCTTTCTCTATGAAATCCTGTTAATTTTTAAAGGTTGTTTTCTCCTGTGCTTGAATTGGTCTGTCCATCTTGTCCCGTTAAAGGATTCTATAATTTCAGCATCAATTTCATTTGCAAGTGCTTGAGCTGCCGGTTTGATGTAGCTTTCAGAAAAATTCATCAGTTCAAGTATCTCTACAGGTTTAATATTTGGGGTTTTTATCAATGCTTTTGTCATTTCCGGGATTGCTTTGATAAGAGATTTAGGTGCTATAATTCCCGTCGCTAATCCCGTAAAAATATATTTTAAAAATGTTCGTCTGTTCATAATTAGCCTCTTATGAGCTCGGTAAACCATTCAGGTTCATAATAACCATGCGGATATCCAAGAGGCATCAATTCACCAAGCAACACTCTGTCGTATCGAATCTGCTTTCTCAATACCGCCGTCATTGGCCGGTGATACCTCTGGATAAATTCATCTCTTTTGATGTTCTCCGTTGAGAGTATGGCAGACACATGATATTGTGTTGCCACTCGCTTTTTGTTCCAATAGGCTACATCATATCTTACAACTATTTCGTTCGCCTCAAGATCATAGCCGCAAAGTTTTCTTATCTTAAAAAGTTTAGTTTCGGCTCCCATAATCTTGTCGCCGGGGAGAAGAATCCTGAAATAAGGAATGAACAAACTACCCGCTGCTAAAATTCCCACGCTTTTTAGGAAATTTCTTCTTGTAATGTTCATTATTTTATTAACCCTACTTTCCGGCTGGTTTTTACTAAGTATCTCCCTCTGTCATAATAAACCATTGTATTTTTTGGAACTTTGACATATTCCCACGGCCCCAAATTACCCTCTTGGATACACTCAATAATGCCGTCGCGCCACTGATAAGCTAAAAGATAATAATCGCAATCAATAAAAAGAACCGGCCTTGCAAGCCACCACCTTTTGAGCTTGTGTATAATATTTTTTATCAATTTCATATTGGCCGAAAGCCCCGGAATGTTTTATCTTTCATGTCATACAGCTTGCGAGCTCTCGCTAAATTCTGAGCTCGCACCTCTCCTGTATAGTTGTTAATAAGCATAGCATTTGCCGTAAATAACAGATGATGAAATCTCTCATCCGGAATATCCGTAAAATTACAGGTGAGCAGATCCGAGTTGATATGCTTATTCTCGTAAAAATCCTCTACGCCTTCGAGATATCCGTTTTCAACCGCATAATCAAAAAGAGGCGAACCAGGGTATGGAGTAACGGGCCGAATCGTTCTCAGCTCCATACAGCGATCATGAGCTAGTAAAAAGCTCACCATTTCGTCCAAGGTTTCCTCGTTATCGCCAATATTGCCCCACATAAAGTTAAGGCCAGGTGTGAGACCGGCTTCGAGAGTCGCTTTAATCCCTTCCGTTATTGTTTGGACAGACAGGCCCTTTTTCATTTTCATTAAGACATTATCATTTAGCGACTCGATACCGTAATTCACATACTCACACCCGGCCCGCTTCATAAGTTCAAGCTCTTTCGGTTTTGCAAAGTTTAGCCTCCCACTGCAATCCCACTTGAACGGTTTTAGCTTTGTCTCCGCCCAAGGTATAGGATCCATTCTTGCCTTAATAAGCGCCTCACAAAACAGATGGATCCTTTCTTTTGAGCTCATAAAAAGCTCGTCTGAAAAATTAAAGTGGTTTATCTGCCATTCTTTTTGTAAATAGCTCATTTCGTCAATCACGGCCCAAGGATCCCTCGGACGAAAGCCCGGGACCATGCGATAACAAAACGTGCATTTCCACAAGCAGCCGCGGCCTGAGAGGATCGGCATACAGAAATCGGTTTCTTTCGATGTCGGAAATTGAGACAGGCGATAAATTTCGATCGGGAAATCTTCGTATGCCGGCCAATGAATACGATCAACGTCGTCTATTACGCCAAAGTTAAGATCGCTCGACACGCAATTCGAAACCGTTAGGAGCTCAGCGTTTTTTTTCTCATCTGGCAATACGGTAAACTCCGGTTCTCCAAAAAACCTCTCCCCTTCTCCAATAACAACAAGATCCGCCTTTAGGATCTCCCGAAAATACTCCGGCGCCGCGCTCGGGCCGTGCCCGCCCAGGACGAATATGAAATCGCCCCGCCTTTTCGACTCGTTCACTGCCTGGGCGATATCTATCGCCTTTCGATACTGATAATACCCCGCGACAAATCCCAGGCCTACAACATCGTATTCGCTCTCATCCAAAAACTGCGTAATGTGAGAGTCCGGGAAATGATGAATATCCTGCAAATAAACGTCGGCCTGGTGCCCGGCTGCTTTACAAGCTGACACGAGATAGGCTATGTTTTGCGGGAAGATCGGTAGGTGACTTCCATTGCAATAAACAATAAATAATATTTTCATAATAATCTATCCATTTGCCACCATTTAAGGCTGTTTTCTCTTAATGTTAGCCATTGACAATTTTTTGGCTCATAATTGCCGTTATTATCTTTTCTGTCGATGCTTAAACCTTCTTTGTAGCCGCTTTTTAAAGCCCACTTTTTAAAAAGTATAAAGTCAAGCCAATCTTTACATATTTTAATTCCCCTTCCGCCGTATCTATGATAAGCATGACTTCCCTTGTCTAAGCATCGTGTTTTTATACCTCGCCACAACCGATACAATTTTGTTTTTCCTTCACCATGTTTAAACCATCTTTTTGCAGATAATTCCCTGTTCAAACAGCCACAGCTTTTCGTTCTGTTTTGTCTTAAATCGCCGGTTATTATTTTTCTCACCCTCCCGCAATCACAAAGACACAACCATGCTACAGCTTTTTGATTCCCAAACCTGAATCCCGAATCGCCAATGACAATAAGTCTTCCAAATCTTTCATTTCTTAAATCTAATTTGCTCATTCTGCGCTTTTCCTCATCACGTCTGATTATCGCCGATTAGGCCGGATTACATTTTTCTCCGGAGGATCCGCCGGCGAGCTCCTGCAGAGCGATATCCCGACCTGGAAGATTTTTTTAAACTCAATAATTTTAATCACTTAAAAAAAGCCCTCACTGATCAGTGAAAAAACACTCTAAATTTACCAAAAATCAGCCCCTTTGATTTCCTCTAATTCCCGGATAATTTCTCCTATTTCCTGCACACCGCATAAAAACAATTAGTTGTTTCGCCAGTATGTAGTTTGTCGATCTGCGTAATCAGCTCGATTTTATTAAAATTGCTTATATATGTTAACCAAGGGACAAAATCATACTTGGTTAATTCCCAAAGGTGGTGTTTATTCATTTTGCTTGGACCTGATTTCCCTCCTGGTGCTTCGGGAGAGCTCACGATTAAAACTCCCCCTGGCTTCAAGGCCTTCTCAAGAGCTTTAATCGCTCCCGCTTGGTATTTCTGCTCGATATGCTCGATCCCCTCGATAAAAGCGATAACGTCGTAAGCCTCGTCTGGTAAATTCGACCAGCGTAAATCGTCCAGGATAAACCGGGGAAGGTTGCCGAAACGATCTTTATAAAAAATAGATCTGCGATAAATACTGTTGGCATACTCTATCGTAACCGAGTCGTAATCCCGGCCCTCATAGAAAACGCCATACTCCCCCAATAGCTTGCTTGCATACCCGCTGCCGCATGGGAAGTCGAGTACCTTAAGCCAGGGTCTACAAAAAAGAGCAACCAGGCCGTACCGCGCTTTGTGACGGGCGACCAAGTTTTCAAGCCCCTCGGTTTCAGTCTTTAAAACCGTGACACCATCTCTCTGCGATTCAGAATAGAACTTTGCCGTTTCGAGATAGAGCCTTTCCCCATTATTTCCGCTAAATGTTTTCATTCTATCACCAACCTTGCTTTTTCGTGGAATAGATCTCCTATTCTCATGGCCTCTTTCCCCGTGAACATCATACCCTCCATTGGTTCCAGGCGGTCCGGGAAAAGCAACTGCACATATTTTTTGTCAATAGTAAGGGCGATCTCGATCGCCACGGGCCCCTTTTTGAGCTTATCCGGCTGCCTGGCCCGGATGGTGATCGACTCCATCGGGCTTATGATTCTTTCTGCCATAATTTAATCTCCCTTGTTAATAACTTTTAAGTAAATTAAAATAAAAACAATCACTAAAGGCCACGCAATAGCCTTTAATAAATCTACTATAAGCTCAAGTATTTCCACGGTTCCCCCTTAATTCCAATATCTTAGTTTTTTAGCATTTTCTTCCTCCTCGGGCCACACGATGAAGTCCTGCTCGCCACGGGCAAGCTCGGCTTGCCGGATATACTCAACAAGGCGCTTTAGCCCCTGTGGCTCCAAGCTCGCCGCCTGATCGCTGCCGTACATGGCTCGATCGAGCGTAATATGCCTCTCAACTACCTGTGCACCCAAAACAACCGCCATAACGGACGGCATGACACCTACCTCGTGGCCTGAATAACCAATCATGCGTTTATATTTATTTTTTAAAAATGGAATTGTTCTTAAATTTAAAAGATGATCCGGGCACGGGTAAACAGACACGCAATGCATGATTATGAAGGGGCACTCGGCATTTATAAATATTTCAACTGCCACGTCTATATCCTCAATTGTGCTCATCCCCGTTGAAATAAATGTCATTTTTTTCCTATTTGCAACTTGGAGCAAAATCCCCCCGTTCGTGAGCATGGGCGAAGCGATCTTGTTAAATTTCAAGTCAAACTGATCTAAAAATTTAAGAGATTCGAGATCCCAGGCCGAGGCAAACCACGGGATGTTGAGCTTTACGCAATGCTCGTTTATCGCGTCGTAATCGTCTTTGCTAAATTCAAGTGCTCGCTTTTGAGATTCTTGATCGTTTCCGAAAGGAGATTCTCTTGGTGATTTTAAGAATTTATTCGTATAAACTGTTTCGATTGTTCTCTTTTGCAGCTTGATTGCACTCACGCCGCACCCCTTAGCCATTGTTATCATTTTTTTTGCGAGACTAAGGTCTCCATTGTGATTTATACCCAACTCACTGATTATAAAAGCCATAGTTTAAACCTCCTTTAGATTTATTGTTTTAATCATCTCCATTCTGCCATCACTTATCATGTGACATTTTCTGCAAATCCATTCAAAATCGTTCACATCTCGCTTGTATTCTTGTGAAATATTTGCAAGATCATACGGAGGAGCTTTCCCGCAATGCTCGCAAAATTCTGTCTTTGGCTTTCTCCTTGCTACCCAATCGTGTAATGCTTCATAGCCAACATCATCACCTTTCCATGTTGGATTTTTGCTCCCCATTTTTGATATTGATATATTTTTTCTATGCGCTTGGCTTTTCGGCCTTCCTTTATGAAAAACAGCTATTTTCTTTTTAGTTTCCTCAGCCATTACAAACGTGCGGCCGGTGTTCGTCTCGCTAATAAGCCACAGCTTCGCACAACCACAGCTTTTATCTCTTATTCCGTTCGGTTTTTGCTTCTCTACAAAGACGAGACAATACGGACACTCAAACACGGCCCATCTAGCTTTATTATTACCCTTTTTAAAACCTCGCCGATCCAATTCTTTTATTAATTTCATTGGCTATTCTTATTTCTTAATTCTTTTGAACTAGCTCTATCCAGTGCCCATCCAAGTCTTTTACATAGATCACATGATACTTTATGCTCTTTTTCTCTTTCAATATTTTCAGGTGATCCACGGACCAGAGATCATTCACGGTAAGTGCAAAGTGATTCTCCGGCCAAATGACAGCCTCGATCAGCTCTAATATTTCCCCGCCCATCGTTTTGAGCTTGCAAACACCGATCGGCGGGCCCGAGTCCCAATGTTCGATTCCTCTTGAAATGACAGAAAAGCCTAAGTTGCGATAAAACTTTATGCTCTTGTCGAGATCCTTCACCTTGAGTCCAACGTGCCTAATTTTGAATATCATGTAATACCTCCTCTAAGATTCTAAGCCCCTTGTTGAGATCCGGCCATGAGATTGTAAGCGGTGGACCGATTTTAACCGTGTTTTTACCAGTGTGAACAAGTAATAATCCCTTTTTAAAAGCCCTGATATATATTTCATCGGCTTCGAGCTCATCTTTGCAAATCAGGGCAGCAACCATTCCCCGCCCGTTCACCTTCGGGCAGATACCACCGACCTTGCAAGCTAACTTTTCCCTCATTCTCCTTAGCTGCTTTTGAAGCATATACTCGTCAACACATAGGTGATACATATAATTAAACTTCTCAAATATCTCAATCGTCGCCAGGCCCGCCGCCATTGCCATAGGATTTCCGCCGTGAGTGCAGGAAAGATCAACGCCATTAAAAAATTCCTTATAGCGAGTCAAGACAGCGGATAGCGGAAATCCGTTACCAGCGGCTTTGCCGATAATCAGAAGATCTGGCTTGATATCGTAATGCTCATAAGCAAACATCTTGCCGGTCCGTCCAAAGCAGGATTGAATTTCGTCGAAACAAATCAAGGATCCGGCTTTTTGGGACTCTCGTAGTTCGCTAATGATTTCCGGGCTCCAAAAATGAGCATCTTCCCCCCTGTACCCCTCGACGATATAGTTATTCCCGCCTCCGATCTGTACCCATCCTTCGGAAATCCTGACTTCTTCTAAGCCTTGCGGTCCTTTGGTTTTTCCGTGGAATGTTCCTGAAAGTTTCTTGGTATCTCCCCATGTATAGCGCAAATCCATCACCCTGAGCGCCGCCTCAACAGCCATAGAGCCATCACTAAAAAAAGCAACATCCTCATACCCGGTCACATCGAGAAGTTTCTCCCTGTACTCCTGGCGGATCTTGGTATCGTATCGGTAGCTGCTCATAAACGGCACGTCGGCGATTGCCTTTCTTACCGCTGGGTTGTTGTTACCCAGGTTAGCGCAAAAGATACCGCCGCTGGTGAAATCAATATACTCTTTACCCTTGATCCAGACTTTAGCGCCCTGGGCCTTTTCCCATACTTCTGAATAAAACATCTTCCCCCCTCTTGGTTGCTATATCAAATTGCAGCCTTTTAAGATCCTCGGGCTCGTCAAGCTCGGTGATCCTCGGTGTTACATAGCCGTAAACCCGATTCCCCCATGCCCGGCGGTCCCTGATTACCAGCTCCGGCCTAACGATATCGACATACCCGTTTGGACGGTAGGTTTGCGGAAAGGTCTGGTTAGGCTCCCCGGCGCGATCGACGGTTATTTTCCCTAGGCCCTTGAGCATAATCCCGGCCTCGAGCTCGAAGCACTTCCATGCTGATTCTGACATTTTCTCAATGGATCTTAAAGACGTGGGCTTGTGGCAGGTTTCCGTCCCCTCCAAAATTTTAACCATAATGCTTATTGCGCCCGATACAATACTGAGCGATCTTAACGGTGATGTCGGGAGAAGTATAACGAGAAGATCCGGAAGCTTTTCAAAAGGAGCTATTGACATGAGGAAATGTAAAATAAAATCATAATCCGTGCTGTTGTCCTGGGCTAACTCCTTTGGCCGCTGAATAATCTCGCAGCCGCTATCTTCCGCGAAAGCCGCGATCTTGAGCGAGTCTGTTGAAACATACACGGGCTCTTGTATGGGCTCGCACGAAAGAGCGGTTACGATCGAGTACCAGATGAGCGGGTGCCCGCCGACTTCGATTATGTTTTTATTCGGGATTCTCTTTGATCCCTTTCTTGCCGGTATTAGCGCGGTTACTCTCATTAGGACACCTTTTGGTAGCTGGATTGCCACACCGCGTACAAAATGGCGTGGTTTCATATTTATACAAAGATATAGTGTAGCTATTCCCCAATGCTCCGACGACATTCATCTTTTCGCCTGTATAAGCTTTGTGAACGGTACTGTGGCCCCAAATAAAACATATCAATTTTTTAATCATGCTCTTTCCTCCTCTAAATCGTATCCCTGGGTTTGGTTGTTAAAGAATATTGTCTCTTAGCTCGTCGGTTATAGAAATTATCTGATCCGCAAGCTCGCTAATTTCGGCCCCTGTGTGGTTTAAAACTCCGACGAGGCTTGGTGTTACCTCATCTGGCTCTTTGTCTTTTTCGTCAAAGGTCGAACCGCCCACGTCGCTTAAAAGTTCCTTCAACATCCTTAGTGCCTTCCTAACCCTATACCTGGCACTGATTAAGCTCATGTGTTTTTGTTCTTTAGCCTCAGCGGTTATTGGTTTTCCTTTTCTTGTTGACATTTTTATTACCTCCTTAAATTGTTAAAATTCTTCATAAATCCATTGTTTATTTTTCCATTGAACAGCCACCCATTTAAACCAGGGATACATTTGAGCGGCAACCTTGATCTTAACGCGAGCGTCGTCGCGCCAAAAACCCTTAACTTCGTGAAGCTCGATTTGCTCTTTTTTAACAACCATAAAATCCGGCATATAGAATGTTTTGCGCGCTAACCTAAAATTTAAGTGTTCATAATACCATCGCAAAATCTGTCCGGAAAGCATGAGCATCTCAAGCTGATAGGCATAGTCCTTTTCGAGCTTATTCATCTTTAAAATATAGAGAGGGTGGAACGGGTATTCTGTATTTTGTGGTTTTACAATCATTTAAACCTCTTGTAAATTATGCCCTCCCAAGCAAGAAGCCTGAAAAGTTCTGGTTGATAAAAGAAAGAAAACTAACTTGTTCCAGTACTTTTTTTAATGCCTCGATCAATTTCATGGTTTTCCTCCTTTATGTTAAAAAAATCTTTTACCCATTTACGCCCAATATTAAATGACATTAAATCAGATAATGATATAGATAAGCCATAATCATTAGCGCATTTTGGATTTATTAATCGTTTAAGTTTTTCCTGAAGTGTCATTTAAGCCCCGTGCTCGATCTGCCTCTGTTTTATCGTCTCTAAGTCTTTTAATCTTAGATCCTCTATTTGTTTTAAATATTTATCAACCGGGATGGATTCTGGTATATGTTTTCTGTATCCCTTTACAATATTATCCATCTCCACAATCCCCGCAAGATTGCCGCTTGATTTTATCCCCTGGCGAGCGTACGTCTCATAAATTTTGCAAAAATCTTTAGCAAACCATTTTTCATTTTCTACAAGTAAATCCGCCGTGAGCTGCACCCACCCGTTAAAACCCATCTTAATAACGGCCGTCGTAACCGGATCTTCGAATATAACGGAATCGCCGCCGCCGATCCGGCGTATCGCCTGTAAGACTTTCAGGGCTTCAACCTGGGCTTTATCTTCGAGGTTGTCCTTGCCGCCGGTGATAAGCTCGATAAGCTCAACGGGTTTAGGGAAAAATTTAAATGTTATGAGCGCATCATTAAACATTTTATTACACTGTTCATCAGAATATTTTTCAAGTATCCTCCAATAAATAGATGTTATAAATTCTGTTATTTCTTTATCGTAAATATCTCCCAACGCTGCCATAAACTCATCAAACGAATCTCTATTCTTCATCCTCAGACCTCCTTCTTGCTTTTTTAATATTTTCTATACTTTTCATTGTTTTTGATGAAACGACTCCCTGTAATGGGTGGGGTATGTCTTGTAGGTAGGACTCAAACTTGGTACCGAATAGGGTTTGTGGTCTGAGAAATTCTATCATCTTGGGATCGCTTAGCCATTTAGAGCATTTATTATCTATAACCGTTAAAAAATCTTGCTCGCTAAATCCATCATTTACCCGGGCATTTATAAAAGACCTCGTTGTCTTAGTCTTATCGCTGAATTTTTTACCTGTTTTTTGGTTTAAATATTGGACTACTCGAGTATATATATTCCCTTTTACTTCTAGTTCTCTTTCTAGTTTACTTTCTCTTTCTAGTTCTCTTTCGTCAATGAGTGCTCCATGAGTGCTCACTAAATTATCTGGCGGCTCGGGATTTCTTTGCTTTGATGGTCTGTTAATTATTTGATATTTCTGAAAATTCTTAATAAAGAAATATTTTTCCTTATTGCTCTTAAAAGAAAATATAAATTCTTTATCCTCGATCTCCCTTAATAAACCATTAAATTCATCCATACTATTTTTTTCGTATGGAAATATCCGGCTTTTCAACCAGGAAGGATTTCCTTTTACGACCCCATAATCGTCGCTTAGGTTCCAGAGGGCGATAAATACAAGCCTCGCTGGCTTAGAAATCCCGCTCAATTTTTCATCATCCCAAAAAATTTTCTGGATCATTCTATTTCGCGCCATTTAAGCAGCTCCAATTATTTACTTTTAGTCGCGTCTGTTTTTTCGCAAAATTCAATTAGTTGTAAAATAAAATTACCAGAGGGTATGTTTATACCCCTTTCGTAACGACTAATGTAGGTCTGCTTGGAGCTCATTATTTCCGCGAGCTGCTCTTGGGTTAAATTTAAATTATTTCTCGTTTGCTTAACAAACTTTGCAGATAAATATTTATTCATAAACCCTTGATACATATACGTTCTATATTTGTCAAGTCTTTTTTTTATGAATTATCAAAATAAATAGCTTGACACGGTATATATTTTGTGCGTATATAAGCTAAACTCATATTTTAACTTATAAAAAGGAGGTAATAAAATGGCAATTCACACAAGGCTTGGATCGGATGTCAGAATTATCGGATATAATCATAATACTGGTGATATTGAAGTTGAGTTTAATAGTGGTGATACTGATATGTTTGCTATTTATGAATTAGTAGCTGATGGTGGTATACAAGAAATTGACGAGGCAATTAAGGAAGTTTAAAGGAGGTGAATAAATGTCAGAGAAAAAAGCAATCGTGCTTGAGTGGGAACAATCCTGTTTAGTCGAGATCGAGCTGCCCCGAGAAGCTCGTCGCTCGGTAAAGGGGATCGTCGAGGTGTTTAATAAATATTTTGCGCCGGCCTTGGCTGCAATCAACAACGAGTACACGAAAAGATTTAATGTAAACAACAAGATCATTTTAACACGGCAAATGCAGCTTAAAGTAATCGACAAGCAGGAGGGAAACGGCTCGCAATCTAAGATTGTTTTTGTTCTCATCCAACCGCTGGGCGTGATGGACGAGAAAAAAACGGCTGAATTATGGAAAAAAAAGGGGTGGACAAGCCATGTTTGAATACGAGTTTAAATTAACGAAGTCTCAGAGTTCAAGTATAATAGCGGCCAGGGATGAAATGCGAAGGCAAAACCTAAAAGAAAATCAGGGTATATTGTTCTTACAAGTATCGGACAGCTTGAAAAATGCCATCGGTTATTTCGTCCCTAACGAAACAGCTTGTAAGGTTAATGAAATTTTAAGCGATTGGCTGATAATGGAAAGGGAAAAAATGGAAAAGGAAAAAAAGGGGGTGATTAAGTGAGTAAATGGATATTAACGAAAACTGAATTACCGAAAGAAAGCTCTTTGGTTTTTATTGCGATATTAAATAAACCAATCAATTATCCACAGTCTTATAGCGTGATGATGGCGTTGTATAAAAAAGAAAATTGGCACGATCTTAATACCACACATTCATTTTTTACACCGGAATATTGGCAACCACTTCCAGCGGCCCCAAAGATTGAATATCAAAACAAACCAGATGAATGTAGTCATGAATGGAGAGAAGATTCTAACAGTAGATATTGCCATCAATGCGGATCATATCAAAAAGAAATAAAAGAAGAAAGGATAAGGAGGTGGAAATGAGCATAATCAACGAAGGATGGTTTAACGATATCGAGAACGAGCAATATCACAAAGGCCCAGGCGTGAGTTCGACAGGGCTTCGGGTGCTCGCAAAAAGCCCAGGGCACTACAAGGCATATCTCGATGAAGGATTTCCTGAAACAGAGGCGCTTTTAGAAAGTCAAGCGTTTCATACATATTTGCTCGAACCGGAAGAATATTCAAAGAAATACAACGTCATTAGCGGGGTCCGCTCAAAAAAGATGAAAGAGGAAGCGGCTGAGGAGGGAATTAAGCTCATCACCGATAAACAGATGAAAAACATAACGAATTGGTATGATGCAATCGCAGAGCATGAAGATGCTTTTAAATTGATTGCCTCACGGGGAAATATTGAACGCTCTGGATATTGGATCGATGGAGAGAGTAATGTGCTTTGTAAAATCCGGCCCGACAAGCTGATCCCGGGTATAAGGACGATCGTTGACCTCAAAACGATGTCCACGGCACAGCGGGACGAAGTAAACCTTGAGATCAACTTCAATAGAGCTATTGCCAATTATAAATACCACTGGCAAGCAGCTTACTACCTGATGGGAACATCCGTTCTCGAAAAAACTGAATATATTAACTTCATCTGGATCGTGGTGGAAAAAGAAGCTCCCCATCAAGTTTGCGTTAAGATCGCAGACGAGTCCATGCTTTACGAGGGAGAGCATAACATCAAAATGCTGATCCACAGGTACGGCGAGTGCAGTCATGCCGGTGTATGGCCGAAACCGTTATACCCTGGGATCCGGGTTGCAAGTTTGCCGGAGTGGTATTATCAAAGGGAGGTAATTTATGGATAAAGAGGAACACAAGAAGAGGCATAATGAACTGCATAAAATGTTTGATGAACTACTGGCTGATTTTATCACCCACACGAAAAAGGGGTTGACATCAACATTGATGGAATTGGTAGTATGGTCGTCAGAGCAGACAGACAATCCAACAGAAACAAAGGAGGAAAAAACGAATGGCTAACATTACAAAATACGTTTCCAAAGATGGACAAGAGATTACCTTGTCTTTTGAGAGCATCAAGCAATATTTAGTCCAGGGAAAAAAGGAGCTCATCACCAATCAAGAGCTTGTTTTCTTTATCGCGATCTGCAAGTCCCGGGGGCTAAATCCATTTAAAAGGGACGCCTACCTTGTCAAATATGACAACTCGCCGGCGGCGATCATAACGTCGATAGACTACTTCCGATCCCGAGCCCGGGCGCAGAAAGATTGCCAGGGGTGGAAAAAGGGTATTATCGTTATGAACAAAGACGGTCTGGTTAGGGATAGCTTCGGCCTTATACTTCCCGACGACACGCTCATTGGCGGGTGGTTTGAGGCCAGGCCTACAGGGTGGGTCGAGTCATGGCGCCTTGAAGTCAACCTCTCGGGTTATATCAAAAAAACAAAGGAAGGCAAGACAACTAAATTTTGGGCTGAGGAAAAGCAACCGACCATGATCGCTAAGGTTGCCGAGGCTCAGGGGCTTAGAACGCTTTGGCCGGACGAGTTTCAACAGCTTTATACCGAGGAAGAAATCGACAGGACAGACGAGCCGATCGACATCACGCCCGAGCAGAGGGGGGATAATATTTCAAAGGCGCTGGATGAAGGCGTTACAACATCGGGACCCGTAAAGGAAAAAGACATACCAATAGTGGAAGGGACCGGCATTCACACTCCCGGAGAGGCGCACCGAGGACTCATGAAGGAACTAACGGAAACCGTCATTACAAAAGAAACCCAACAGGAAGCGGGGCCAAAAAAGCTGCCAACTGCCGGCCAAACCCTGAAAGACGATATCAAGGAGATAGAGGAAAAGGAATATCTCGACGATATAAATCCTGAGATTCGCAAGCTCTATATTTCAAAAAGAAAGGGCAAGGGCAGGAGCGGGCTTTCCGGAGTGGTCATGGAGCACGCTAAGGAGATCCCATACTGGCCGAAAGGTAATTTTGATGAGCTGGTGAGTAAGTGGGCCTTGATGTATAAAGGAAACCCACCTTTCCCGAAATCAATAAAATGGTTGGGGACGGAACAGCCGGAGGAGAAATTTGAGACAACCGAGGAAGCCCAGGAAGAAAAAGAAACGGACAGGGTAAAAGACGAGCCTGAACCGATCGAGGCCGACGATCCCAAGGTAGCCGCGGAGATCCCCGAGCTTTGTAATAGGTGCGACAAAGAGGGCTGCGGCGGGGCTTTTAGCCAGCTATATAGCAACGTGGACGGGGCGATCACTTGCGAATTATTCGTATTTAATGCCAAACCCGACAAACCGGATGAATATATTGATTGCGAGATGTACGGGCAGAGAAAAAATGTCACAGTCTGCGCTAAGTGTAAGAAAGGCCTGGACGGCAAATGCCCGCAGTATGAAGAATATCTGATGCACGGAGCGATTCAGTTCGGCAAGGGCCGGGAAAGGGATTGAAATGGATTTAAATATAAATAAATATACTTTGGAGTTTTGTAAAAAACACTATCCAGAAAATAATAATATTGGCTGTAACGCTGCGGCATTAGCACTCTTTCAAATATTATATAATAATTTGAATTTGTCAGACAGCAACCGCATCCAAGAAGATGTTAAAAAAGGAGGATCTAAGGGCAAGCAAAATTGAAGTATTGGAAAAACGGATATCTAAAGAATAAAAATGCGGATGGTTAAGGTACGTTAGCCCAAAGAGAGGTAACTATGGTCACTGATCGAGAAAGAAAATTCATACAGGTAATGCTACAAACAAGGCTTTGGAAATTAAAGTATCAAATGCGATTGTATGATGTTCATGCCGTATGGGGAACTCGGTGGATATTAAAATGGTTAAAGAATCGGCAGGTCGTAGACAATTTGCATCATGCTCCATGCTGCTTGGCTAACCACTATCACAAGACGCGCCTTGTTCTTCAGCCCTGTACTTGCGGGGCTAACAATCCGTTGTAGCCAACCATAATGGTGGCTAAACTATTCCTTTTTCCTGCCAATAGCAAGGGCGCCGAGTGCTATAAGAGCCTGGGTTACTATGTCACCCGGCGTCTCGATCACAAACACAGAGCACAAAGCTATTAAGGTTATTGCAATAATCGCGAGGTCTTTATCGTCGATATCAAATTTATTCATTTCTCATTTTCCTTTTTCTTCAAGGGTAAGAATATCAAAATAATGTTTATAAGCTCTTGCTAATAACGTGGGAACATCGATCCCTTTTATTTTTTTTGTCTCTCCGGTCTTTTTTAAATATTCCACAAAGACCATTTTCTCGTCCTTATTCATGCCGTGGAGTGGATCTAAATTAGACAACGATCTTTCAAGCCCCTTTATATTACCACCAGCAAGGATGTATTCCTGTAAATATTTTTTAGCAGAATCTTTGTCGTCATACTTTAAAGAAAGTCGAATATTATAAAGCGCATCACCACGAGGCGTTATCCAGTAACCCTCCCCATATTTTCCAATCTTCTTTAGGAACCGTCTTTTTTCTTCAAATATCTCTGAATAAGCTGCCTGGTTAGGATCTTGAGAATAAATAAAAAACTTTTTGATAGTTGTTTTATATGGCCTCGATGGCCTGTCAAAAACCGCTTTAAATTCTTCCTCCATAGCGAACGATCTTGCTAAATGAAAAATTCTATCCCTGATAACCCTCGGTTTGAATACATCAGGAAACAAGGCCTTCCGGGTGATAACCTCAGCACCGACCTTAATAAATGGGAACATACCCTGTACCGTCTTGTTTATTGGCGATTCTGCCATATCGAGAGCGATTTCTTTTGGAGTCATTTTGCCAGTCATTAGAGCGTCGATATATTTTGGGGCAATATCTAGGCCGAACCATTCGAGAAAATCACCCAGGATACCAATTCGGCTGAAGTAATCTATTTTTCCATCTTTACCTCTACCTAAAATTATATGGGGTCTATTCCTTACGTGTTGGCTGAGCTCTTTTTCCTCCTCCGGAAAAACAAGATGGTTGTAAATTTGCAGTCCAACCCAAAAGGCAGTAACCTTGATTAAAAGCTTACCTACCCTTATGGTCGTAAAGGTGGATTTTACCGCCGACCCGAGAGCTTTCCTACCGATGGCCTCGGCGAGTCTATCGTTATTAGCTGCGTTTTTAAACAGTCTGAAATACCGCCTCATATTAATTTCCTGGAATGACCAGAAGGGGTAAACGTGCTCCCTGAACGTTTGGCCGGCAACTGAGATTCTATCATAAGCCCCAACAAGATCATTAGATAACATAAAAGCCTTGTCTTTAGGATTTTTTATGCCTTTGATTTCTTCTGGAATTGATGCACCATAATTTTTAGGCAATCCATTTTTGCTTGAATTTATTTGATCTAAATAATCAAGATAGTTTGCGTATCTCAGGGTTGCTTCCCTGAAATCAGTTGAAAGCCTGGCTGTTTTCCAGTACTGATTCCAGGCGGTTTTCGGGATCTCGCTTATCTTTTTTCCCTTTGCGTGTAGCTGTATGAATATTTTAAGAGTGTTGATATCACCCATCTCCTGGGTTTGGAGGGTGGATTGCATCCCGCCTCGCTCAAACCAATCTTGCATATTGGTTGGCATAGTTTTTTTATTAACAAAAACGTCATAGAGTTCTTTTAATGCGTGTGGTATTCTTTCAAAGCCGCTCGGATTGCCAACAAAAACAGCCTCGGCGTCACCAGTCAAATTTCTTATATTATATTTAAATAATCGCCGCGGAGAAATTAACTGCCATTGTTTCCATTTATTTATAAGAGTTCTTTGGGCTTCCAAAAACGGGTTTTCGCTTCTTAGCCGAACCATATTATCAAGAGTAGCAATTATTTCATCTTTTAAAACAAACTGGCGCCGCTTTAAGCCAACGGCCAAGACCTTTCTTAAATGATCTTTAGTAATACCAAATTCTTCTAATAGACCCTTTTCAATTTGGACTGCAATTTTGGCGGGAATAGAATCAGCCATATAGAATACATTGCCATCGCTGGGCTGCCATGCAGAATAATCATCAGGAATGAAATCCTCCCATGATATATCAGGATCTTCGGTTTCTTTTCGTTTTTTTATGGCCTTCTTTTTAAGACTGTCAATGATATTATATTCAACATCAACTTTCCTGATCGTGTTTGCGACCTCGATATCATACAGCATTTGAGCCATAACTTCATGCTCAGCTTGTAGATAGTCAGTATTAATTTCAAGCTCGCTCCCTATCCGTTTCTTTAAAAATCCTCTTGCCCTCGGCGTTTTTAACTTTCGTCCAACTCCGAATATTCCCTTGATGTTTATATAATCTAAAACCTGGTGTCTGAAATAAGAATCCCTACTCACCTTTTTAGAAACATCAAACCCGATAGCTTTCATAGCTTCGATATAATCAGATTTTAGGGCAGACCAAAAACGATCTCGTTTTTCAATAGCGGCTTGTATAGTTGTATTCTGCTTAACAGCTTCATTCACCCTTAAATACTCTTTATCTGAAAACCAGGTCGGGACAAGCTTGCCCTCATCTTTTGTGGCAGCGAGATCATCCATGATAACTTTACGGGAAAACAGATCGTAATTATTTTTATTAAGATCAATAGTAATACCCTGTAAAACTCTTTTTGTACGATCAGATGCAACTCCCTTTTGTTTAGCAAGCCTTAATAGAGCGACTCTTAATTCCGCAAACTCTTTAGTTTTTGGAATATGCTCGAATTCCCTTGATGCTTTTTGAGCCAAAGATGTGAAGGTTTCGGTAACTCTTTTCATGAGGCTAGGTTTTTGTACGCCTTGAGAGGCTTTAAACTGAGCCTCTTTTCTAAGACTTGTAAATCTGAACGGCTTAGCGGGCTCTTTGCTTGGCTTTGCTCCGGGGGCCGGCCTTTCTAAGCTTCCTCTTTGGGTTTCGTCTTTGGCAATTTTATCTATTCTTGCCCCAAGCTCTTTTTCTACTTCTTTAATTTCGGGCTTCTTTTTACCCTCAAGATAAATATCCAAAGCCTCAGCCTGTGCTTCCTCTGGGATTTCAGCCGGCCTGGCTGCCACTAAATCCTTTTTTAAAACCTGGATCTTGTCCAGCGGCTTTAGCTTAATAACATCCCCGTCCTCAATAGTGATCTCAAACGGATCTTTCCCTGAAACCTCGTAGATATCCCATCCCGTTGTACTCTTATCTTCGATCAGGGTCAATTTCGCCCCTTCCGGCAAATCCTCGGCTTTTATCGTGACGTATTCGCCCTCGGGCGGAGCTTCGGGCTCCCAGGCTGCTTGTTTATCAACTCGCTTTTCCTTTTCGGTTTTAAGGTGCTCGGGCTTTTCCTTACCCTCAAAGACAACCTTGTTTCGTGTGAAATTAGCAGGATCTTTTAAAACGGTTTGGAGCTCCTCATCAGGATTCAGCCAACCGTCACGCTTGAGCTGCTCCTCGGCTAAATCAAAAGGCATACGCTGTTGACCTTTTGTAACCCGGGCAAATAAGAATCTGGAAATATCTTTCATCTCCATTGAAATCTTACCGCTGGACAGACGAATCGGTTTGAGATTGCCCATATTTCGGATAGCGCCCCGGAGAGTTAATACCTTTTCCTCTTTCTGCTTTATGGGCTTATAGGCCTTGCCCGGCTTTTTCTTTTCGGGAAAAGGATTGCGTTCGGGAGTTATTGGAGGTAATTTTGATGCTTCTTTCCTTGTATAAAATTTACCATCATAACCAATATAACCCATATTATCGTATTGAAGATTCGAATACATTTTACCAAATTTGTCTTTTGGAACTCTATCTACAATATCCTTATGGATTTCTCCTGGAACACCTTTATAGATTTTTCCATCATCAAGTTTAATAGCAACAGAGTAAATTCTTGACATATCTACAGGTATGGCTTCGGGAGCGATCGTCGCTGTGGGGGGCGCTGAGGGCTTTATAGGGGGTTTAACGGGCTCTTTCGGGACAACTTCGGCCGGTTTTGCCGTTGGCTTAACTTCTACGGGCTTTTTAGGGGGTTCAGGCGGGATTATAACCTCTGCCTCGGGCTCAATCTTCTGAGCTTTGGCAAATCGTTTATAAGCGGCGTCTGTGAGATCGTGCCTTTGGAGTGCTCTCAATATTTGAGCCTCGCTCATGCCCCGGGTTTCCATGCCCTTAATCATTACATCAATATTCTGGACAAGAAGGCCGCGCTCTTTTACTTTCAAACGCCTATACCAATTAGATTCAAACAAAGTCTTGATTGGGCCTTTCCTCGGCTTAGTCAACCAGGGATATTTTAAAGCGGCCTTCAAGGCTAATTGCTTGGCAAGCTCTGTGCCGGCGCCAAAAGAAATATACCCGGCTGCAAGGCCTATGATTCTATTTTGTTGCTCCTCGAAAGGTAATCGCTGAAAAGTCTCAAGTTCCATAGGTGAAGCAAGCTTTTCTCCTAAACCAGGGATGAAAAGACTTGCAGCGGCATATCGAGCAGCCATGAGGTTAGGATATTTAGACCGCATCTCTTTTTCTTCACCTGGTGACATCAAGTATTGATTCCAGAAGTCAAGAGCGGTTTCAATAGGTTTCTGCAAATATCCTATACCCGCCGGGAGTGGACCGGCCCTTGGGCCTTGTGGATAAATGTCGGTTATCGGGGGAGCTGGGATGTCAGTTATTCCGGGATCCGGCAAACGGCGTTCCGGGATCGCTTCGCCCGTTTCGGAAATACCGAATGTTTTAGTCGGACCAACGGCGGTAATGGGCTTGCCATATTCGTCAAATGTTCCGGGCGGATAATCCTCCGGGCCTGTGGGCTGCGGAAATTTAGCCGGGTCTGTAAGCTCTGGATCTCCCGCCTCAACGGGCACCTTAATCTCTCCCTTGATCGGCTTTTCACCTCTAAAAACCCGCTTTGCCTTCTCATAAAGACTCGGCTCCGGATCCGTACTCAATTTAGGAGCTGCCTCAGCCACTTCGGGAGAAGGAAAAGGCAATATTTCTTCCTCGATAATCCGCTGGATCTCCTCGTCTGTCATGTTGTAGGGAAATTTAACGACGATATTTCTTTGTGGTATGCTGACAATGGGCATTTACTTTACCTTGAATAATTTACGGTTCCTGTACTCGTGAGTAAAGCCTTTTGCTTCGGCTGGCTGTGTGGTGGTTTGCCCGCCTATAAGTTGAGACCTCAACCAATCTTCCCACTCTTTTAGGTAAGCTGCGCTTTCTTCGGGCGTTCCTTTAAGCTCGGCTGCTTTTTCAGGGTTTGATTCACTTAGTAATGTGAATAAAATATCGCTAATACCACCAGTTTTTTCAAGGGCTTTTCGCGCCTTTTCAACAGCGGCGAGCTCCTTTCTGATTTTAAATTCAGTATCTTTGCCTTCAAGTTTTCTTGGAGCTCTCGCTTTTTCTCCCCATACGCCTTTGCCCTTAAATTCCTCTGTGACTTTTTCGCTACCAGACTCGAATTTCCTTAAAGCCCCGATATCCGGGTGCCCCATCTGCTCAAGTTTTTTCTTATCAATTTGCTCTTTAATGTCCACTAGGGCAGGGCCGAGAGTGTCCGTTTTCCACTTTTCAAAGACCTCTGCAACAGACTTCCCGCTCTCCTGGGCTTGCTTGACAAAATTCTCGGGCTTTGGAAGTAGCGTACCCTTCATAAACTCATCAGCCCCTAAATCAATGAAGTAATCCCTTGAGGCTGCGTAACCTTCCCAATTTATGAATCGCATCTTGCCCTCGATAGAGTCCCTCATCTCCTCGACAGTCTTGAATTTAAGCACGGCCATATCAAGTTTACCTTTTTTCTGTTGCTGCTCAAAGGTTTTACCCTCTCTCTCAAAGCGTATTCCGCTGCGGTAATCCAAGAGCTTATTTCGTGCTCGTTGATCTTGGATTCCTTTCAGCTTTTCTTTTGTGACGTATTTTTCCAATAAATTAAATTGCGGGATAATTGCTGGCATTTTATTTTCTCCTTATTCCAAAAGAGCATTGTACTTACTCGGGCCGACTACCCCTAAATGCCCGAATAGGTTATAATAATTATGCAAAGCGTTCATATTCTGCGGCGCCCCTACCCCTGCACCCGCACCTCTGCCTGCGGCTGGCGCAATACCGCTGGCGGGCATAGCCGAGAGTGCAGCTCCGGGAATTCCGGGCGGCGGCGGGGCCGGTCCGCCCGGGATATATGGAGGTGTCGGATCAAAAAGCTCGGGCTGAATATCTTCAGGATAAACTACATCCCCGTACTCATGTCCAACTGGTACATATGGTGCTAATTCAGGAGGAACATCTTCCGGCGGCAATGAACCCACAAGCCCACCAACAAGGGGAGGTAATGTAGGAGTTGGTTCAGGTGGAGCCGGTGGCTGTATTGGCTCTGGTATAACAGGAGTTGGATCAGCGGGGTCAGGGTAAGGCCCTCCGGCTCCCGGCAATTCGCCATGTTCTTCCCAATATCGCCGGGCTGAATCAACAAATGCCCGATAAGCCCAAGGTTGAGCGTGGGGATCTGGTACATCCTGCGTTTGTATCCATGACCACCATAAATCAGATTCATAAATATCTTCCCAAGCCATATCTAATTTCTCCTATTAGCCTATCTGTCCGTATGTAGGCGCATTGGTACCATAAGAACCTTGTGGCTGTAGTTGATTGATCAGCCAATAATCCATCCATGTATTTCCGAGGTTCTGAGCTGATTGAGCAACAATATTGCCTTGATTTAAATAACCCTGGCCTTGAAGTTGTCCAGCTCCAATAAGTGCATTTACCTCAGATGGTAACGATTGAGGTTCAAGCCCGGCCTTAACAGCCCACGCATTGAGTTTGTCGTAATAGCGTTTCAGGAAATTTCCGTAATCCTGCTTAGCTAAGCCGGTTCCATATCGAAGCAGGGCTTTTTCGTGGCCTCCGCCTCTAACCTTACCCCTTGACGCCGCTGATATATCAAGGGCTTTCGTGCCGCCCTCAAGCAAGGCCTGATAACCCGGACTTTCCTCGTACTCGCCCGGACCGGCCTCAAGCAATTCACCATGTTTTTTCATGGCTGCAAGCTGAGCTTCGCGCCAGGGTGCCATCTCGTCCCGGGCGTTATTTATGGCCTGTTGCTGCGCTTCTTGCGCCTTTTTTTGCTGCTCACTCTGATACCATGCGACGCCGATTGTTACAATTGTTGACACCACAAGGTATGTTAATCCAAAGTCCGCCATTGAAACGGGTTGGTCCTGGATGTCTATATCCGCGATCTCAAAGGCACTTGCTCGCATATCCGCTTTGTTCATCATCACAAAGCCAAGAGGAAAACCGAGCGCAAGCGTTAAAAATAACATTACAGGAATTATTATTCTTATTAACTTCATGATCTTCTCCTTTTTCGTTTGTTTAGTCTTTATCTGTAATCTGTGCTTTATACGCCTTCACAACCTCCGGTGTATGAATAGCATTAGCAAGCACCTGAGTTCTTTCGTCCTGATCAGAATAATCATCCCCAGGGCTTATAACATGGCGATGGTAGGACATTGATAGTTCCTTGCCATCTTCCATGATTCTTGTTATTTGTCTTACCTGAATATGCCCAAGCTCTGTGACCGTGTGATCGTAAGATATTTGTTTACTTAACATTGATTTCTCCTTACGCAGTAGCCGCATAAAACAGAGTAGCATTTATTATAGAATTGTTTGCAAAATTTGAATCCTGTATTGAGCTCGGCGCACCTGCGTTTGTTACCTCTTTAAGTTCCATGTAAGTAGTATTCCTAACCCCTCTTGCATTAAGCATATCGGCAAAGGTAATATAGGCAAAACGAATTGCAACGCCAGGATACATTGCGGGAGAGTCTAACATCGTGAAAGGCAAGCCGTATATTCTTGCATTTCCCGTAGAGGTACCTTTCGATGTTAGCACAATGGCAAAAATAACTACAACTACCTTACCAATTTTTATGTAAGCTCCTGCCTGGGTCGAATACGTTATCCCAACCTTAGCGCCGCCGAATTGCAAGTCCGGCGTCCAACCTCCCTCCTCATAATCATCCAAAGTGTTGGCGCCCGCACTGGGACTCTGTGTAGCAGGAAATAATATCTTCCCACCAATAAGGCTAAGTATTCCACTTATGCTTGAATCAGTAAAAGCGGCTGCCGCTGGTGTATCACCACCTATAATACCAGGTGCAGCTAGTAAATCATCTGAGCCACCGTCTTTATGCTCGACTGCATGCAATTGAGCATGGTCTCTTGCCGCTATATCAACACCATCAACTGTCCCGCCAACAGTAATATCATTACCAACAGTAAGATGAGTCCCAATAATACCACTATATAGTATATCAATACCTACAGGAGCAGCATCAGCATATAGAATACCATCAGAATCTACACTAACAACAGCATCAGGCGTTCCATCACTTGCACTCAGCTCTGAGTGACGGTGTAAAGCATCAGCCATTGAATTATCATTAAGGCTGTCGAGAGCTATTCCATCCGCACTGACATCTCTACCATCAATTGCCATAGTATGAGCATCGATAGAGTGAACGGTGTTTTCTACATTTTCAAGACTTAAATCAGTTTTAACTTCCGTAGCATCTCGCCCCTCAAGACCCCTTGCTGTAAACTTAGCATAATCATCATCGGCTGCGTCAGCATCATCCATTTCGACTATATTATCATCAGCAATACCTATCGCGCGTGAAGCCAACGTCTTATTACCATCGGTTACAACGACTTGTGATGCTGTAAGATCGCTGATCGCGAGATTCTTAATGTTTACATTTCCTTCCTTATCCCAAATATACTCTGTTGTAGCAGCCGTCTTTGCGTATCCTAATACCGGCTCTGTCGGTATATTAACCCTAGTGCGTATGATTTTTATATCAAACTTTCCAGTAACATCATCGGCTACATGTCCAGTTAGGTCAGAAGCATCCCAAGCAACGACTCCGGTATTCCTAAAACCATTAGTCCCGTCCACGGGAGTAAATTGGGTAAATTGATTAGTGCCTGATATTGAGTACCAAAAAGTTGGCTTGATGCTTATGCTTGAGTTGGTTGTAAGTATGAACTCTATTTCTTCGAAGGCAGCATTGGCACCAATAATAATATACTCATTTTGAGCCTCAAAGATGTCCGTGGTGTTAGCTACAAGGCCATCAATCATATAGGGGACGTTGGTGGTTGGAGTATTGTCTGTGCCGAGTGTTGGATTGATGAAAACTCCTGAATCTTGATGAATAGGGCCAACCAATGCGGCTGCTTTCAGTGCATAAATACCCGCGTCCCCATCGGTCGCCAATACTTCAACAGCAAAAACATCTCCCCCGGCTGCTGCTATTTCATCTATATTTATAAGGATAACACCTTCATCTTCCCCAGGAGATATGGCGCCGGTTATATAGGCTATATCCAGAGCTTTTACGTCGCCATAACCTGCGGCATCTACATCTATTTCTAAGGCGTGATCGTTCGCTTCCGTAGATGTATGCTGAATATCCAGTGTACCGACTATGTTAGTTATCAATTGCCTTGCGATTTCGTGGTAAACCCCACTCGAAACGCAAAGTAGCGCAATTTTCTTTTCGGTATCGCCAAGGCTGCAATCGCCCATCAACTTGATATTCGTGCCGTCTTTTACGACAACCGTTCTCGCATTGTCCTCAGCTTGCAGGATAGCAATCTCTCCTACATTACCGCCGCTGATCGTATTAAGATCGTCGCTTGCCGCCGCACTCTCGCTATCAACAGTTATAAACCGGATTTTCTGAGATCCGGTCAGCGTTATAACACCGGACGATATCGTCTTGTCTACTATTTCCGTGGTTAAGATACTAGTCTGTTTTGTAGTGCCTTGAAAATACCGTACCCAGGGATCGGTCATTACGTCGTCGACGTACATTCTTTGTTGAACCGGCGGTTGAATAACTCCCATTAGTACCTACCTATCGACGCCTTGAGCTGAGCGCCTAATATGACTCTTTTTACTGCATCCGCAATTTTGATTCTATATATGCGATCCCTCGAAGATCCGAGCTTTTGCCAATAAATTCTTTTTTTGAACTCTCCTTGAGCTCCTAAATTTCTACTTTTTTCAAGGCTCCAATTATTTCCGTGATCGTCTGAATACTGTAATATAATCTCCTCGTTGCCAATCGCGGCTGAAATCCATGTAACAGTAAGCCCCGTGGCATAACTCCCTTCGCCCAACAATACACGATAAACACCTGTGTCCGAACCGTTGTTTTTCAATACAAAATTGATATCATTCCCAGAAACAAAGCCTTGCCTGTTGATAATCCTCTGTAAAATATTAACGAGCGAAGGGGTGTTGTACTCTGCTCCGCCCGTGAAGATAGGCACTGGCGCCCAGGGTATAGGATCCGTCAATGTCATAACGTCTGCCGCTGCCGCATCTGCCGGAACGGCGCCCTCGTCTACATCCTCAAAATAACAATTAAACTTGCAATCCTGCGTATCGGGGTTTGATCCGCCATGCGCGACGGTACCGTAAGCAGCTATAATTTTAGAGTCTTTTGCAATGGCAACATTTTTTATCTTAAAACCCGAATGTTCTGAAACGCCGCCAACGTCACCAACGGGCCGATCGCTGACAAGATTGCTGAAATTGCCGTCCGAGTCCCAATCGTAATCATCTGTCTGAACTCCTGTCTTAAATGTGGCTGTTGTTACCCCGCCCGTTCCTGCAAGTTCCATCTCGATTTCAAGCTCATCGTGAAAAATCCTTCTCCTTTTGGCATGAACGGCCTGAGCTGCCCGAATAGCGTTAAACGTGTCCCCGCAATCCATGAAGGTGCCAAGATCGTATTTATAAAGCTTCCCATCCGAAATATGCCCAACCACACGATCATCGCCAAAGAGAGCATTACTTCCTATCGGGTGCCGGGTGTCGCCGATCCCCGTTGCTCTCGTGTGCCAAAAGCCACTGGTCGGGCTATATACGAGCGTTTCATCAGCCGTGGGAAACTGGAAGATAACGGATTCCTCGCCCTCTAAAACTACGCCATAACACTCACAATCCGAAATGTCAGACATCGAGGCAATCTTAAAGTCGATCTGAGAGGTTGATATAACCTGACTTTCGTAACCTATAGATCGGCGGGCCTGCCCGTTGCTGTCCAGCCAGTACACGGTATCGCCAATAGAAGTAATCGCCGCCACAGATCTTATGCCGACGTTCAGGACCGCCCCGGCCACTCGCTCAAAAGGAAAGTCAACATCCCCGGAGTTGTAAAATACTTCGGTCGTTTTTGTCCCGGGGATCCAAAGGTTTCTCCGATTCGAGTACACGCAACGGGCCGTATCGGGAGATCCTTCTGCCGCTGCATAGTCAAGCGCCCCCCAGCTCGTCCCATCATAGAGGGCTGATATGAATATATTATCCGTGTCTTTCTCTGTTACAATAAAATAACCGTCCTGGAAAGTCAGGGATGAAGGAACGGGAAAGTCACCATCGATTATCTCGGCGCTTACTCCGCTTGCAATAGTGACGATATAACCCTTAGCGCCATCGGTAATCATTATCTCAATACCGTTGCTCTCAATCCAGACCTTGCCGGTAGTTGTGCCGAGATCGTCACCCGTCATATTCGTGGCGCTGTAAGCGGAGTTAAACCTGCGGATCTTATCGCCAAAAACAGCATAAATAGTGCCATTTTTATCATCAGCGAAAACCCCGCGCACTCTATAGGTAAGGCTTGAATCGTAAACCTCTAAAAGCCCGGGCGTACCCATGAGCGCAATAACCTTTTCCCCGCCCTGCTTGTCAAGGATGGGATAATAGTTTTGGCATACCTGAGCGTTCAGGTTCTTTGATCTTCCGGTATATGCACCGCCTACAAATGGGATTTCCATAATTAACCACTCTCGATTGAATGTCCTGCTAAACGTCTTTTAGATAATAATGAAATTTCAAGCTGGACAGGTTCCACCTTATTAGCCGCATTGCGCGTCTTAATCGACCGTTTTGACTTTCCTGCAATCGCTGAAACTTCGGGTAAGAGCTCCTTGCCATATTCGATACCGAGCTCAACGGTGAGATTGTAAATTAACATCCTCTCGTATGAGCCTGGGAAAGTAACCGTACTGCCCAGGGTGCTAAAATCTTCTAACGGTATGACGGTGTTAAGATGTAAAACAAGAGCTGAGGTCTGGACGGGGTAAAGGTAAATCAAGCCGAGAGGATATTCAGGGTTGTACCACAGTAAGAACGGTATTCCGGGAGTGCTTTTTTGCGGTATCCGGCTGTACCTGTTTTTGCCTATGATCTTGAGAGGATAGTCAACGCCGGCGCCCCGTATAAATCCGCTGTCAATACTCAGAGGCCATTCTTCATCAATATCGCCGCCCGATCCGATACTGAGATCCCCGTCGCCGGATGTGAGCGTTTCCGTGATCTCGTCAACAAAATATATTATCAGATCTTCGTCGCTTATCGACTTCACCATCGACCTGAAAACTGATAGGCCAATAGTAAGAACGGCAGCAGAAGGGCTTTCCTCGGGATCCACGATATTAGCTTTCCATATCGCAGCTTCCACTATTTCTTGTACTGTCATAAGTAAATTACCTCATGCGTTACGTCTGAGGCGTTTTTAACCGCCTTTTTGATTTCGAGCAATGTCTCATCGTAATTCATTTCTGCCGATTGAGCTAAGAGCACCATGTTGTCTTTCATCGCCGGTTCGCCCTGGTGTAACAACCAGATCGCCTTTACAAGCGCTTCTTTCGACGCTTTAAGGGGAAGATCCACGTCAAAATGAACATGAGCGTATAAAACAATCTGCCGCTCGGAAAGATCCTCGAAGTCGGTCCCGAAGTTCCTGAGCCGGTGAGGAGTTAAGGGGCTTGGCTCGATACCCTTCCAGCCCTGTTGTGACGCGAATATATCCTCGACAGTGTTATGGACGATCTTAGGCTCGTTGAAGTCGTGATACCGCCATGCGGGATAGGTATCATCGCCCTTGCCGGCCAGCGCTTTAAAGTATATAGGCATAGATATCCTTATAGGCTCAAATTGCCCTAAATAGGCATAGATCTCCTTAAATAGGCATATTATTTGTAATCGCCCGGGCAATTAAACCCGGGCATTGGTTAAAGGTTAATATTAAAACGCTTAGGCAACACCCTTCCCGCGCATCCTGCAAGCGAGCTCAGGGTATAAGGTTTTAACACCATAAAGTATGTCCATTCTACAAATCTCCTCGTCAGAGTCGACGTCGTAATCTTTCAATACCCGGATGCTTAAACCCGTTTTTTTGTTGCTCGCCCTGGCTCCCCATACGCCGTGAGGCACATCCAGAGGAACGGTAACGAGGGCGAAAGCGTTTTTGTGAAATGCAAGGTTTTGCGGGCTGGTAATGCCCGCTGTGCCGACTATGGTCACAACTGCACCAGCGGCGGGATCTTGGTCGACGTTCTTGTAAGCTCCGGTATCAATGATCTCGGGGCTAATAAAGACCGTGACGTTATTCGCGCTCGTGGTTTCTGTTGCTGAACAATCAGCATCAGCGGTTACTACAAACTGCCGCAATTCGCCGGTTGAAAGGCCGGAAACGGGGTTGACCGCGTACACGGCTGCGATCGTGAACACATCCCCGACTTTCAGCACTTTGGATGAAACGATGGTAAACTGGCCCATGACAATAGACGTACCGTTTTGAGTTCCGGTACCCGTCACCTGGATAGTTCCCGTCGTGGTGCTGTAATCTCCGGTTTTATGGGTTGAGATATTCTGATCCATGTAAATATCAAACCCGGCTATAGTTGCGAGATAGCCCCGCTCTAATGCCCGCTTTGCTATCTCCTTGACGTAAACAGTACGGAGTGCGTTCGCTAAGGACCAATTAGCGGCCGGGTTAAGGACAAGGACGCGCTCGTCTTGTGGCACCGCTTCCTCATCCATTCTTTGCCCGGCTTTCCCAAGAACAATGAAGCTATGGGGGGTTACATCGCCCGTACTTTCTACGACGCTGTTATAAACGTCGTCATAGAGGGCTGTCAGGTCGGTATCGACAGTATTCGCCAGCACATTTGCGGCCGGTTTGATGTATCTTTCCGAATACTCCTCTATGGTTAAGGTTAAATCAACAGTGGTAAAATCCCAACTAACATGAGCTTGGGTCGCCACCTGAAGCGTGATAGACGGCTCGGTTACGCCCGATTGAGTTCTTGTTCGGGCTTTGGTCACTTTAAACTTGACCGGCTTACGAATGGTTATGGTACCGCCCACCTTTTTGAACTCTCTTTTGTACTTCCGGTGAACGTGAGCTCCCATTACCATGTTGTTTTCGAGCATCATCAACGCCTCTTTTGCGATAATCGTTGGATTTAAAAGTGTTACAGTCATTAGTAATTATCCTTTCTATGTGCCCCCTCCGTCCTCTCGCCATTTTCTGTACTCGGCATGACTCATTTTCTCTGGGTCTTTTTTAGACGACGTCGATGAGCTCACGGCGCTAATGGGCTCAGGGGCTTTTGATATGGTTTTTTTTGGATTTTTAAGCGGGGTTTCCGTGGGTTTTGACTCCGGATCCTCGGTAAACCTCGCAACAATTTTGCCTATTTCAACCGCCATGCTAATAGGTTCCATACGGGCAATTTTGGCAACTACCTTTGGGTGCTTTCCGAGATAATATACAAGCTCGGGTACTTCCTCAATGTCCTGCATGGCTGCTACCATAGCGTTTGTAATTCCAAGCGTCGGAGTCAAAGCCACGTCCTCAAAGTCCTCGTATAAATCAAATCCCTTGTCCATCCGGGACTTGAAATCGAGGGCCTTTTTCCTCGAGGATTCCTGTTTAGCTTCCACGACTTCCTTTGCCTTGAACTCGTAATGTTTCACGTCGGCCGACCATCCGGCCAGCGCGATCGTGTAGTCGTCAAGGTTGTCGAAGTCCGCTTCTTTCGGCTTTTCTCCCGCTTGTTTGAGAGCGATCTTATTAACATGATCGTCGATCAACTTAGCTCTGTCCGCAGCCGCTTTTTTATCTTCCTCGGTTGCCGGAGCTTCCGAGGGTTCAGGTTCGGCCGCGCCTTCCTTTAACTTTTCGAGTTCTGCCTCTGCGACGTCAGCTCGTTCGTCGGAGGATTTCTTATCGTAAGTCAATTTGTCAATACGCTTCTGGACCCGTTTGCTGTACTTTTCTTCTTTTCCAGGCTCAGGCTCGATCTCCTTCTTGACTTCCTTCTTTTCGTCCGCCGGCTTGTCCTTTTCTTTATCGGGCTTCTTGGTTTCAGGCTCCTTCTTGTCCGCTTCTGGTTCCTTGCTGTCCGGGGCAATAAATTCCTCCGCTGGTGGCTTAATCTCGCTGTCCACCATAGGATCAAAAGCGTCCTCAACCTCGATGTCCGCGTACTTGTCTTTGGGTTCAGCCTCTTTTACAGGCTCTTGGGCGATTTTTTCTTCTATCACTGATTTTGCTAATTCTTCTGCCATTTTTCCGCTCCTTTCATGCGTGTTTGAAATAGTTTACATCATCCAGCCAATCTTGTGTAGGTCGTCCTAACATATCGGCCGTATTTCCACTCATAGATCTAATAAAGTCGGCGATCGGGCGCGCCGCTAACTCTACCCACTTCCAGAGATGACCCTCGTGGCGGTTTATCAAGCGGTAATGCCTCGGATCGTCCTTGTTGGCTATGTGCTTATCATACCAATGCCCGGTATTCGTAAGCGGCGAACCTATTAGAACAATTCGCAAGTAATCCATAGCCAGGGCAACCTTAACCGCGAAAAATGTTGTCGTTCCGCTCCATCCTCCGCCATTTCTGATCCAGCGTACATCAAAATTCTTGGACGTGGGATTGTAGGCGTGTTTTATCACCTCCTTTGGTAATTCCTTTGCAACCTTCTGCATATCTTTCATGTGCGAATCACCGGCCGCAAAGTGCTGAAAGCTGCATGGAAAAACCGTTGCAACCTCGTTTACGCACAAGATGTCGTGAGGTATCGTAAAATCGTTCCAGAACGCTTCCAGGTCGTCCCACACACAAGGCGCATCAGCCACTATGGCTAAGACATCGTTATGCCTAAAATCGTTCTTTAAGACAGGACCGCGCTCGTAAACGTCGTCCCCAGTTAATATTTTCGTTGGTATCAGATTTTCTTCAACCATATTCATCAAGCCTTCCTTCTAATAATGCCGCTTTGAATTGTTCTATATGCCAAAGCATTTCCATCTGCTCTTGACCGCCCCCGTTCCAATATTCATAACTCGGAGAATCTTCATTCTCGGAATGTAATATTATGACCACAGAACAGGCTTTAAATTTACTGTTCAGTGCATTTTCAAGAGCTTCTTTCACGGTTAATTGTATAGTTCCGCTCTTGTCTCTTAATTTTACGATTTCAACCATTCCTTTGTAGGTTCTCCAAATAGTTTTTTAGTCCAACCGCTCATTGATTTGATCGGCGGTTTAGTTTCTTCAAGTCTTTCCCAACGCTCATAAGCCTCATTGGTCCACTCCGGTCCAGAGTAGTACGGAGCATACCAATGCCCGCTACGATTCATAGGGCAGCCAGCAAGCACGATCCGCTTATATCCCATACCCAGGCAAGCCTCAGTCGCAAACAGGGCCGAATTGCCTCTCCAATCTTCCGCCGGGATATCTACGGGCTCCCAAAAAATGTCAAATCCAGCTATTTCCGGGAGTAAGGTATGACGCAAAAGATATCGGTGTTGTAACCTGAGCTGAACAGCCTGGTATATCGCTTCCTCACCGTCGGCGGTTCCCCAATGCCTACAATTACCATAAAAGTTAATGGATCTGTTAACCGCAAAAACGTCATGCCGGATACCCTCACTTTTAGGACCACAGCAAATACCTAAAAAATGGTGCATATCCTGGGGTAAGCGCTGTCCATCGCCCATTATAAGCACGGTTGAGCTGAGCTTGCCTGGTATTTTATTCTTTGTTTTTAGCATTAGGTGGTAACCGATCCTTTATTGCTCTAAGTTCCGGGAAAATAACATTTTTCAGATCGTCTATTTGCTCAGTAATTAGTAGCTTCAAGCTCAACCGCTGTATTTCTTCGAGCTTTTCATGGTATTTTACCGGGAGATATTTATCCTCGATCTTATCAACTTTTTTTATCATCTCTGCCCGTTGTGCTCGTATGCCCCAAAACACTAAGCCAAGAGCTGCCGTACTAACAGCGGTCGGAACCAATTGCTCTAACATAATTTACCCTGCTTTCCCGGGCGGATAATGCTCGATCGCCCCTTTCATTTTCCTTTTTTGTGGTATAGCATGAACCTTTCTCATACCAGCCC